AAAAAGAAAAAATCACCCGCTAAAAAGAGAAAATAAAAAATGGGAACACTTACTGGTGCAAATTTAATAGATAGAATTCAAGATACTTTACAAGATACAACTTCTGTGCGTTGGCCTGAAGCTGAATTACTTAGGTATATAAATGATGCACAAAGAGAAATCGTAAACTTTCGACCAGAAGCTTCAGCAACAACTGCTACTATTACGTTAGCTTCTGGTACCTTACAAGACCTGCCTTCTGCAGGTTTGCGTTTAATAAAAGTTACAAGAAATATGTCTGCATCCTCTGGCGGTACAGGTAAAAGGGCTGTTAGGTTAGTAGACGTTGATATTTTAAACACTCAAAATCCTGATTGGCACGACCCTAGTGTTACAGGAGAAGCAGCCCATGGGGCTGTAGTTAAGCACTATTCTTTTGACCCTGACAACCCGAGACAGTTTTTTGTTTATCCTGGAATTGCTTCTGCTTCAAATGGGTATATTGAAATCGTGTATTCCAAAGCTCCAACAGATTTAAGTGCAACATCAGATACTATTGATGTTGATGACATTTTTGCTAATGCAATTATTGATTTTGTTTTATATAGAGCTTATCAAAAAGATTCAGAGTATGCTGGAAACGCCCAAAGAGCTGGAACTCATTACCAGTTGTTTGCTAATAGTTTGGCACAAGGCGGTCAAGCTCAGAATTTGTTAAATCCAAATTTTGACTACGCTGGCACAAAAGTAATTGGAGGCCCTCAAATACCACCGGTTGGGGGGTAATACGTGGCAAGTTTTAATTCTCTAGTAAAAGAAATACTACCTTATGTTCCTACTTGTCCTGACTCATTAGTTGAGTCTAACCTTCGTTCTGCCACTATTGAATTATGTGAAAAGTCAAAAGCTTATGTGTTTGACCTTGACCCCATTACAGCAATTAGTGGTGTTTACGAATATGACTTTGACCAACCTACTGGTACCGATGTCCATCAAATACTTTGGGCAACACATGAAGGCGAAGACTTAGACCCTATAAGTCCAAGAAGTTTAGAGTTAAACTACCCAGACTGGCGTGATAAATCTAGCATTCCTCAAGTTTATCTACAAAAAAATAAAGATACATTTTGGTTAGTTCCCGTACCAAATAGTACTAAAACCAATGCTATTCAACTCAGCGTAGCTCTAAAACCATCAAGAACATCAAACAATATTGATACTGCTTTTTCTAATGACTATAGAGATGGCATCATCTATGGCACTTTATATCGTTTATTAAGAATACCAAGCAGAGAGTGGAGTGACCCAAACGCTGCTAGAGACTATTTAGCGCTGTTTAACCAAGAAGTCCAACAGGCTGAGCTAAGGGCTAGAGGTGGCGATTTAGGGGTAAGGCGTCTTGTAAAATACAAAGGCGTAGGTTTAACCCCAAGAAAAAGGTATAAACGATATGGTAGAGAGATTGACTATTGATGGTGTGTCTTTTGAAACAATTCCAGTTGAAGAATTAAAATACAATTTTGCTTTAATAGAAAACGATTTGTTTAAAGTTAAACAAAAGAGCTACACAGACTGGGGCGTTGCCGATGTGTATACTTCTCTTCGAGAAGAAAGTTCTCAACTGCATATAATATACTCTGGAGATACATATGGTGGTTTTATAATAACCCAAGTTGTAACCCATGAACTTACTGGAGAAACCGCTTTACATATATGGGCAACTTACTCTAAATCAGAGTATAATTATAAAAAAGCCGGATTCTCGTTTTTGGATAAACTTGCAGAAAAACTAAAAGTAGATGCGATAGAGTTTATAACAAGCAGAGCAGGTTGGGCACAAGTGGCGCCAATTTATGGTTTTGATTTATTAACATATACTTATAGGAAAGAATTATGAGCGGTTGGTCTCGAAAAGTTAAAAGACAAAATATTGTTAAAGAAACAGGCGAAGAGAAAAGATCAAAAGAACAAGTAGCTTCTGATTTGCGTTTGGCTCAGGAAGGACTAGCAAGTTCTGTAGAAGGCTTAAAGAAGACTTTAACAGAAACAGACATTGAAAAGTTATTAGCTGGAATTTCTTCTGGAGATAGGGCAATTGCTGAGTATAGTGCTGGCGCTGGGGGATATGATGCCGCTACTAATATAGGCACGTCTGCACAACTCGCTTCCAACGCTGTTGCCACTATGACAGGGGCAAAAGACGAAAGCACTAAACTTCAAACAGGTCGTTTAGGGGCACTGGGCGAGTTACTTTCAAGAGAAACTCAAATTTCATCAAAAGCGGGAGTTGCATCTGCAAAAGAACAAGCAAGTCAAGATATTACAAAGTTTTTAAGTGGGGAACAGGAGGCTAGTGCAAGAAGGGGAGCTATTACTGGAACTCTTTCTTCTTTTGTTAATAGTGCGCTTAGACAAGGGGCTCAAAACATAGCCGATACTGGCTCTTTTACTCAAAGGGGCCCATATGCTGTAGGCGCTGGAGAAACTAGAGTAGCAAGCGATGGCACAACCTTACAAGGCGGGGACTATTACACTGTCGGTGTTTTAGGGAACATAAACCCTTATACAAATGTTAGACCTCCCCAAGTGACAGAAGGCACAACTACCGGACAAACCACTAAAAAACAACTTGATCCATTCAATATTGGGAGTTTAAGTTAATGAGACTAGACGACGTTATTATACCGGAAGATGTAGTAGGACAAGCAGGGGCTGCAAGAAGCTCTTCAACAAGTACTACTGGAAGTATGGCAGACGATCTTTTAAAAGATGCGTCTTCTGCTGCTTACGAAAGAGATGTAGTTGCTTTTAGAGACATTCTTAAAGATTTAGAAACACCTATTGACACTGTTGCTGAATCAGAACAAGCCGCTATTGAGGCTAATTTAAGAGCCCAGGGTCAAACAGCTAGACTACAAAGTAGATATGGTATTCAACTTACACCAGCTGAAAGACAACAACAAGCAAAACTTCAACAACTATCTGGACAGTCAAACGTAGCGGGTGCCATGAACTTTGCAAGACGAAGAGATGAAGAAGCCAATTTACAACGTCTCTCTACTTTAGCTAATATTTATAGTTCACAAAGAGCTGGAGCTTTAGGAAATCTAGCAACACTTGCTGGGTTAAACACTGCAAGAAAAAATGCATATGAAAGAGCAAGAGCAGGTGCTAGAAGCCAACAATATGGTTTTCTAGGTAATATTGGGCGTTCTATTGGTGGTTTTTTAGGGAGTTTAATTTAATGGCTATATTAGATAGATTATCAAACCTTTTTAATCCAGGACCGCAAGCCGGTAGCCGTGGTGATATTGCAATTCAACGACAAGTACAAGAGCAAAAACAACAAGCAAGTGATAGGTTAGCAACTTATGAAATGAACCTTAATAATGATTTAAAAAGGTATGAACAACAAGGTGGGAGGAATTTACAAGAAGACCTACCAGGTTATGATAATTGGCGACAAACTTTTAATCCAAATAGACCTACACCTAAAGATTTTATCTATACGTATGGCGTACAAGAAGGTTTGGACATATGGAATAAGATAGGTCTTGGGCAAGGTGTTTTTGGCCCAGGAAAACAATTTGATCCAGTTAATTCTTATCTTAATGAGCAAGGTGAATTAGTGCCATTTGTAAGAGTTGCAGACGCTGACCAAGGTAGATTTTACTCTGCCCCTTTTACTCTTGATGGTAGAAAGTTTAGTGAAGTTGTACAAGAAGCAAGTCCAGACGGCCTTGCTGCAGACGAAGGGTACGCAATTAGTTTAAAAGCCCTTGACCCTGTTTTTGCTAAGTTTAAAACGGATGTCTACAATAGACCCCAAGCAGAAGCTTTCTTTGAGGCAGTTGGCTATGACCAACCAATAAGATGGAACACTCCAGAAGCAAGAACTGACATACTCAACCTATTAAGTTCTGAAGGAATGCTTGAAGCTCAACAAACTCAAGACACACAAGATTTAGAAGCCGCTGGAGCTTCAACAGAAGTAGTTGGTGGAGAACCTGCCCCTGCCCCTGCCCCTATGGCCGCATCTAATCCAGTCTTTGGTAGTGTAGAAGAGTTTAAAAGACAATTTAATAAAATAGACCCTAAACAAAAACCAGCCAGCGGAAGACTAGGAGTACCTGCGGGAAGTTTGACTGGTATGCCTTATAATTTAAATCGATTAGAAGGGGTAGATGTTTCTAGTTATTTAAAAGATTCTAGTACCCATCCCCTCAATTTTAGTGACAATGATTGGAATAGCATGACTAGCAATGAGCAAGCTAACGCTATTAAATTAGAAAATCAAATACATCAAAGTAACCTAACTAATGCAGTTGTAGAAGGTAGAAATCAAATTAACCGACCTCAAAATTTAGAAAAGGTAAAAAATTGGTTTAAAACTAATGAATCCAAATTAAAAACATCTTTTGAAAATGATCAAAAGTTATTCGAAGAGTTTAATGCAGGCCCTTATGCTTTTGCACGAAAATACTCTGGGGTAAATCAAAATGAAATCTTTGGCAAACCCATTGCACCTAAAGCCGTAAACAGTTTGAAAAAAGAATCTGTAGTTTCAACTAAACTAGATGATAAAACTGTTAAAAGTATAATGCTAGCAGCTAGCAACCAAGACATAGTCTCTTTCACTAATCAGATTCAAGATTTAATTGCTAGTGACAAGTTGAGCGAAACAGGCCAACAAACATTAGCTTCTGTACTACAGCAGTACAACAACAATTTTCAAAGAGCGAATGATTCTACTAGGTTAGCTATGGTTGGAGATATGGCGGCAAGTTTAAGTAAGGAGAGTTTGGCACAGTTTATGCCTTATATGATGAGGTTTGCTCAATCTGGTGTATTAAATTTTGAGGCGGACAGACTTGCTTTAGATGAAGCTAAATTAGCACAAGATCAACTGGAGTTTGAAACAACGCAAGCGCAAAAAGCACTAGATGAAACTGTTATATCCAAAGACGCTGTCGACCTTATTAATGAAATATCACCGATTGACCCTAGCGATATTAAAGGAAAAGGTTATGGGCAAAGGGTCTCTAGTGTTTTAAACAGGGCAGTTAGAAGCGGCAGTGCTAGTGACAAAGCAAATGCTGAAGATGCTCTTAATATCTTTATAAGCAAGGCAATTGAAAATATAGCTAATCGAGATACTTGGATAAAGAACCCTCTTACAAAGTGGATGTTTCCAAAGGTCCCAGGTAGAGAGTTACAACTACCACCTGAAGTACGAGCTTTTGATAAGGAAGATAATCCG